AAGGCGAAACTACAAGCAAAACTAACGTAGAAGCGAATACCTTCAAGAATATTAACGTTTGCGACTGCTCTGTACAGTTTTCGTTTAACGTCATTAATTGTTTCCTTTGCGTATGATACTCCTTCAAGATTATGCATCCATGCATCGGATACACCATACTGTTGTGCTGATTGAATAAAGTCATCGTAAGACTCTGTAACGCTCTTAGCACGTTCCAGAAGACGCTCATCACCAATGATAGTATCAAAGACCTCAGAAGGGTCCGAATAAACGTTTTTGATGATATATGTGTATGAACGACTATGAATCATCTCCATAAATCCCCACACTTCCATACATGCTTCTAATTCGGGAAGCGAGCAATAAGGAATAAATGCCATGCCAGGACCACGACCTTGAACAGAATCAAGCATGATCTGATACTTCAAATTAGAAGTATAGATATGCTTCTGTTCAGGACGTAGTGTTTGATAATCTCCACGATCCTTCTGGAGAGACACCTCTTCGGGTCTCCAGAAGTATCCAAGTTGTTGAGTGGTCAGTTTGTCGAAGATTGGATATTTGTATGAATCATATCTCTGAACTCCAAGTGGTTTTCCAAAAAACATTGGTTGTTTTTTAGTATCAACTTTTTCAGTATTAAAAACAGTCATTCCTTTAATATTTGTTTGAGATTCTTCTGTTGAAGAAATTTTAAACTGCACAGGATTCACACTCTCCCTCCTCTACTGAACTTAACTCACTTAGCAAATCTTGAAGATTGGGTTTCTCTTCCACTACCTCATCAGTCTTAATATCATAAGTGTTTTGATAGTAAGAAGTTTTCCACCCGTACTTGTATGTAGTCAAAAAGTCATTTGCCATTACTGACACAGGAACTTCATTATCGGCATAATTTTCTGGATTATACGACCAGTTTCCAGAAATCGCTTGATCAAAGAACTTTTGCATAACAGCAACAATATTAATATAACCACTATTGCTAGGCATATCCCAAAGAAGCGTATAAGCGTTCTTAAGGGTATGATATTGCGGAACAATCTGCTTAAGTGGTCCTTTTTTACTTTTCTTAACGGACAAGAATCCGCGAGGAGGTTCGATTCCATTGGTTGCGTTTGACACAACGGAACTGCTCTCCGATGGCATTTGTGCGGACAGTGTTGAGTGCCTGAGACCGTGCTCCAAGATGGATGCTCTAAGTTCTTCCCAATCATGCTGAAGGTTGATAGATGAAATTTCGTCTACGTCTTTTTTGTATGTATCAATAGGAAGAATGCCATCAGCATACTTGGTACGTCCAAAATACTCACAGTGACCTTTTTCTTTAGCAAGTTGATTAGATGCTTTCAGTAGATAATACTGAAATGATTCAGAGAGTCCATGAACAGCATCCCATGCTTCTTGAGAATTATAATTAAAACCAAGTTTTGCCAAATAATGTGCTAGACCAATAAATCCTATACCAAGAGAACGACGTGCCTTGGTGGCGATTTCTGCCGCCAATACGGGGTACTTTTGATAATCGACCAACTCATCCAATCCACGAACGGAAAGATCACAAAGTTCTTCAAGTTCTTCATCAGACTTTACTTTTCCAACATTGATAGCGGAAAGAATACATAGTGCAATTTCTCCACTCATATCATCAATATGCTGAATCGGATATGTAGGAAGAGTAATTTCTTGGCATAGATTGCTCATCTCAACTTTATCCTTAAAGGAAGAGTGAGAATTGCAATGGTCAATATTCATAATGTAGATGCGACCTGTTTCTGCACGTTCTTTAAGAAGGTTAAGGATGAGTTCTTGTGCTTTAATAGTTTTCTTCGCAATGGACGGATCTTTTTCATATTGTACGTAGAGAGAATCAAACTCAGGGAGTCCAAAGCTATCATAAAGTCCAGGGACATCGTGCGGAGAGAAAAGCGTGATCTCACCGTCTTGAATAAATCTTTCATAGAACAACTTACTAATCTGAATGGAATAATCAAGTTTGCGGACACGATTATCTTCCGTTCCCTTGTTGTTTTTGAGGACAAGAATATCTTCTATTTCTTGGTGCCAGATTGGGAAGTGGACTGTCGCGGATCCACCTCGTATGCCATTCTGCGTGCAACATCTGACAGTTGCTTCAAACTTCTTGAGAAATGGTACAACACCCGTGTGTTGAACTTCTCCCCCTCTGATTTTGCTGTTGATGCCACGGATTCTACCAGCGTTAATGCCGATTCCCGCCCTCTGTGCAACGTATCTGCCAATAGCCATATCGCTACTAAAGATAGAATCGAGGGTGTCATCAACATCAACAAGAACACAGCTAGCGAATTGTCTAAGTGGCGTCCTAACGCCTGCCATAATGGGGGTAGGGATGTTGATTTTGTGTTTGGAGATTGCGTCATAATACCTCTTGACATATGACATTCTGGTTTCTTTGGGATACTCTGCAAAGATAGTCAGAGCAATCATCATGTACATAAATTGTGGAGTTTCATATACTCCACCAGAACTACGGTCTTGAACAAGATACTTATCAACTACCTGGCGAAGTCCAGCGTAAGTGAATAGAAAATCTCTATCATGATCAATAAAAGAATCTGCGCGAGCAATCTCTTCTTGAGAATACTTGTTGTAGATGTCATTATCATAAACTTCAGCACAAACACAATCGATAATGTGTTGTTCAAGAGTAGGAAGTTCTTTCATCTTCCCATAAAGTTGCTTACGAACTGCAAAAAGAAGCAGACGAGCAGCAACATATTGATAATTTGGATGATCCAAATCAATCAAATCGGAAGCAGAACGAATAAGAATCTCTTGAATTTCTGCTGTAGTAATTCCATCATAAAATTGAATGCCTGAGGTCATCTCAACTTGACTTGCAGAGACGCCTGCAAGACCTCTACACGCTTCCTCAACCATCAAGTGCATCTTTTCTAGGTCGAGAGATTCAATTCGACCATCACGCTTTTTAACCTTTGTTCCGTTGCTCATATTTTCTTCCAGAGAGTAAATTTAAGTTTTGCTTCTAAACCAGAGTAAGTATTTGATTCTATCATATTCTGAACATCGAGTCCAGAAAGTACCATATCATTGATGTCCTTTTCTTTAATAAAGGAAGGCCAAATTACAATTCTTTCACCTTCATCAATTCGCTTTGCGATTCTATTGGTGATTTCTGAATTACGTGGTTCGTTATCGTATATCCAAACAGGATCGTCAATACCCCACTTACCAACATCACCATCAGCTCCACAAAGAGCAATCGCGTTGCGAATGAAAGTTGAATCGAATGGACCTTCGGTGATATAGACAGTTTTAGTTTTTTGGATTTCATCGAGACCATATATTTTTGGCGCGTCATCGTTCAGCATTACTGTAATGTATTTGACCTTACTGGGACCAAGTGCTCTACCTTGAAATCCGACTAACGTATTTTGATAAAACAAAGGAATAATAATCCTTTGTTCATCTTTATCTGTATTGTCGAATGTTTGTTGGAGAGAGTTAGTCCATTCCTTAAATTTTTTGGTGTAATAATAGTTATCTGGATTTAACTTTCTACTTTCAAGATATTTTTTTGCCTCAGGGTTTGTTGATGCCTTAGGTAGATTTAACTTTGGTTTAAATTTTGGAGACTCAAATTTAAACTTTGGTTCTTCTACCGTAAAAGATTTTCCAGTGTGTCCTCCCTTAAACTTTTCAAACGTATATTGTTTATAAACTACTGGATCTATTTGCTTTAAAAAGTTATTAAAGGAAATATTAACACCACAATTGTGACATTTAAAGTTTGTATTATTTTTTACTTGGTATAGATATCCTCTTGCCTTATTTTTATTCTTCTGAGAGTCTCCACAAATAGGACATCTAAAATTATAAAGATTATGTTTTACCTTTTTAAATTTTTGAAATCGCGTAGATAACAAATTGATGTACTTCACATCAACAAAATCCATAACCAATCTTTAATGAATGACCTTATTCTACCAGACTACCTAGTTTTGTCAAGACACAAAACAGTTATAAGACCAGTCCACTTTATAACTGAGTTTGTAATCTTTTGAAGAGAGTAGATGGTTGTTTTATTTTTAGTCTTCATTGGCATCGATGCCAACACTTGATTATTTAGTTTTAACTTGCTCGTTTAAAGAATTTATTGAAGAATTTATAAAATCTGTTACAAATGGAACAAATAATAAAGCAAGTGCCACAACACCTGCTGCCATCCATTTAAACTTAGAAAGTTCATCCACTTTTACTTCTAACTTGCCCATTTTTTCATTAATATCTTCATCGCTTCTGGCACAATTAAAAATTCTTTCATCATGAACTGCAAGCATTTTACAAATATTCTGATTTGTTTCGCTTAAAGTTTGAATGGCAGCATCTACACGCTCTACCATTTCCTCATGTATTTTTACTCTTTCTTCAAGAACAGCAACTTTAATTTTTGAGTCTTGTCCGAACATTTTTCTTTGAGGTTATTATTATCTCTACTACCTATTACAAAAAATAACCTCAAGTAGTATTACATTTATTTATTATTCGGTTTCATCCACCTCTTGCGAGAACCAGGTGGAAGTTTAATCTGAGGACCTTTTCTTCTTCTTAGACTCATTACCGGATCAAAACCTGCCCTCGTTTTTGGATCTCCAGATCCAGTAAAACCACCAGATCCTCCAACAGGGTTTGCAGTCATCATTTCTTCTCTAATTATAGAAATGATCCAGTCAAGTTTCTTCTTTTCCATTGTAGATCTTGTAAAGTTCCTGTAGGCAATATAAATCAACTTGAATGTCATGAATACTAGATTTTGGATATTCTGGCAATCGGTTCATAAAAATAATAAATGCTTTAATCGAACTCCAAAGTTCTTTTTCAATTTTAAAGAATAACATTGGAGTTGTCGCCTCACCAAAGATATTGTAAAGAATAATAAAGTGATTTAAAATCAGGTGAGTTTTGAGATCACCTGATTTTTTATATCTTTTCAATAACCTTTTAATATACTTAAAATGATTTAAATCTCTCTCAAAGTCTTCTTTAGTAACTGCTTGAGGATTTTCATAATTTTTAATAGCAAATAAAAGGAAATTGTCCTCATTCAGTTCATTAAAGATCATATATTAATCATGCAGGAGTTGGATAAAGAATTCCATCAGCACCGGTGGTAATACCAGACATTGCAACAAGAGTTTCAGACTTCACTCTGAAATTGCCTTGACAATCAACATAAGTCATAATACCAACCCAACCTTGGTGAGCAAATCCACTATAAGCAGCAGGAACACTATCAGTAGAAATTCCATATACTTGCTTATCATAACCATCAACATATCTCTTGAAGGTTAAGGTATCACCTGTCGCAATTCCTGCTGAGATTGTAGATCCAAGTGTAATATTTACTGTACCAACTGTAGAAATAACAAGATCATTTCCATCATTTACCACTAAATCTCCAGCGATTAATCCACTTGGAGGAACGACGGGAATAATGCTTGTACCAATATTAGCATTGGTGGTTGCGGTTCCTGTAATTGTTAGAGTTGCCAATGACTGTGAAGCATCATTAGCATTGCTGTAAGTACTATCGAGAACTGTGTATTTTGGAAGTTCGCTTACATAGAAACTTGTTGCTGCAAATGATGCCGTAGAAAGACCTGCGGTAGAGTCAATCGTTAGTTGAGTAGTGCTTGCAATACCTACAATTACAGCGTCTCCATAATAAGTTCCACCACTTCCACGAATTCCGAAACGAATTACGTCGCCAGTTTTTGCAGCACCAACTTGACCAAATGTGGTTCCAGTTCCAGTTACCACTCCACCAGACAGTGAAACTAATCCACCAGAACCTACATTATCATTATTTCCCCAGAGTGCCATGTTCTTTTCCGTAAAAGTTATTTGCTAGAAATTATTTATAAAAAATAGAGACCCCAAAATGAGGTCTCTATTAAGTTTTAAGTTATCTCAAGGTGTTAAATCGGTTGCACCTTTCTTCTTCAGTGCTGCTTGAGCTTGAATAAGAACCAGTGAAAGAATACCGTTTGACTTGACCTTTGGATTAGCTCCAAGTGCTTCTGAAACTGCAAAGAGTACAGTTGCGATAAGTGCCTGATTGGCAAGACACCATGCTACTAGAGCGGACATAATAACCTCCTATAAAGAGTATCCTAACCTATTTAGGAAATCATACAGTAACGTCAGTATCAGTTCCCTTAGGAGCAGATCTTAGTGCCTGAAGTTTTCTATTTAAGATTTGAACTTCTTGTTGTCTTTGACGATCTTTTTGCTGAGCAAGTTTTTTCTGTTCCTGATCTGGTTTTTGAGTCTTTGGTTGAATTTCCATTGCCTGCTCAGCAATTTTCTTTGCCATTTTAGTAGCAGTCGCATACATCACTTCTTTACCGCGACCAGGATATCTCTTTTCAAAGTCTGCTGCCTTATCCTTCATTGACTTTACAAGTCTCTCCTTTTCCTTAGTCTCAGAACGAGTTAATGTCTTTTCATCAATCTGAACTTGCTCACTTCTAACACTTGCAAGAAGGTCATCTAACTTACTGGTTCTTTTTTTCTTTGCAGGTGCCTTAGCAGTTGCACCACTTACTTTAGTGGTCTTTGCTTTTGGTTTTGGTTTTGCCTTCGCTTTTGGTGGAGTAGTTGCACTACCTTCCCAAGGATCAGCAGGTTTTTCTGCTTTCTTTTTAGTAGTTGAAGGTCCAGTATAAGAACCACTGCTTACCTTTTCTTTCTGTCCAGCACCAGCACCACGATAGGTTGATGCAGTTCTTGTTTTTGTATGTGCTGCACTTGGCTTACTTTCACCACCTTCCATTTTACGAGCAACACCTAATGCACCTTTAGCAACCTTTCTTGCTCCAGTTGCTACTGCTTGTTTTGCTGCTTTTTTAGCACCACGAACTTTGCTAGAAAGTTTTTGTCTTGCAAGTCTTCCAACTGCAGCAACTAAGTTACCTCTTTTCTTTTGTCCTGTAGGTGTATCGTGCCCAAAAGTAACTTTTGCTTCAGTCAGTGCAAACTCAAGTGCTTCTTCAATATCATCCTCTTCATATCCTTCTTCAAGGAGTTCATCATAAACACTCTCAACAATATAATCAACTTCATCAACCTCTACCATTTCAAGCAGAGTTCCACCAAGATTTTCTACTGCTTCGCCAATGTTAGGATTAATTTTAATTTTATTCTTTACTGTTTTTTCAGTGATCTTTTCATCACCTTTATCTTTATTGATCTTATCAACTACTTCAACAAGATCCTCTCTCCAGTTTGAATATTCTTCCTTTGCAATTACTTTTGAACGAACTTTTCTACGATTTAAAAGATACTTATCACTCTTATCATGATCGCCATCATTATCAATATCCTTATCTTCTTTACCAACAGGATCGAGTGCTTCTTTGTGAGTAATTGCTTTTGAAATTGCTGCTCTACGCTTTAGAAGATACTTATCAGACTTTGTGCTCTTCTTTCCATCGTTATCAACATCAGCATCCTCTTGACCTACAGGATCAAGTGCCTCATCAAACTTCTTCCTGGCAGCGGCAGCCATATCTTTATATGCCTTTGTTTTCTTCATATCTTCAATCGCTTTCTCATTTGCTTCACGACGCTTTTTCATATCAGTTTCAAGATGCGAAGCTTCACCAAGTTCTCCCATTGCTTTTTGCTTACGGAGTTTCTTTGGATTTTTTGTTTTTGATGCTGAGAATGAACTATCATCTTCACTATCAGGATCTACAGCACTACGATGTCTTGTACGTCTTTCTGCATCATCCAGTTTTGAACGCATTCTCTTTGCTTCATCAGGAGAATAAGTATTACCACTATTATACCATTCTTTACCTTCGTGTCCTCTACCTCTAGCTTCTGCTCTTTTCTCTTTTCCAGCAAGACTTCTTCTACGCTTTTTGAATGCTGCCTTATCAAGTGGTTTATCAACTGGAGTAGGTCTTACACCTTCTTCAACAGCAGCGACCTGCTCCAGATAAACTCTGGAAATATCATTCAGAGGATTAGTAGACATCTTAATTAAGCACTTACTTTTTGTTTCTTATACTTATTTATAAATTTGTCTAAAAACGAAGTTCCACCTGCTTGAAGATTTTGCTTTCCTAAAGATGCTCCTGGAGTTTGTTTCAATGCATACTTAAGATACCCAGTTGTTCCAGCAAGTGTGTTTGGTTTTCCTGGTGCTCTGTACATACTATCCATTTTCACTTCAGTATATTCCATCAAATCTTTAATCCAAGACTTGAACATATAACCTTCTTCTGACACACAAATTAAATGATTTGTTCCTCTACGCATCACTTCGCCAATTAAACCAGTGTTTAAGTTTTGTACTTTATCACCAATTCTAAAAATTTTTCCTCTTACATAATTCTCACGAAGATTTCTCATATCATACTTTGGAGCAATCTCCCATAGTGCATAACTTTCTTTCTTTACCTTTGATTTCTTTACACCCATTCCTTGACGAACTGCATTAAAGAGTGCTTGAGTATCAGCATCATTCAATGTCTTTGGTGTTCCTCTACGGAAAGAATCAAAGTCATCATCTACAACTGCTTTCCTCATCTTAGATGCAGACATTCCTTCTACACCTTCAGCATCAGCATCTCTTACACCAGCAGATACAACACGAATTAAATCGAAGTTGTATAATTCTCCATTATACTTTTGTGCAAGGTTTTCAAACTCTGCCTGACGATCAGATCCAACGACAATATTAACATTAGTATATCCTTCTTCACTTGCATTAATAAGGACATTAAAGATGGTCTTCATCTCATCATCATTAATAATATTTTCCTCAAATTCGGGGAACATTTTTTTCATAAAAGAAACTTTAGCATCAGGATCTAAAGGATTTTTCTTTGGATCTTGAGACCTTGATGGGTAGATTTTAACATCTCCACCAGCAGAGATTCTCTTTGCAGACTTTAAGAGTTTATCGTGTCCGATTGTTGGTGGATTAAAGCGACCAAAGACAACAGTGAGTGGTGGGAGTTCTTCTGCAGGTTGCTCCTCAGGTGCTTGTCCAGGTGCTGCTTGAGGTTGCGGTGCGGGTGCTTGTGCTGCTTGAGTTGGTTGTGCAATTGAAGCAGCAGCAGTTGGTTGTCTTCCTGCTGCTGGTTCTTCTACACTCTTTGGTTGGCGACCATCAATAAACTTGAGTTTTCCTTTTTCTGTTCTCGCAACAACTTTACCGGAACGATCAAGCCATCCTCCGTGACCATCTCCACGGTAACCCAGTTTTTTCGCTTGCGTTGCTGCTTGCGATTCTGTTGCTTCAGATAAAAATTGGAAAAAACTTTTCATATTTTGTGTTGATATACTTATATTTATTCTAATTTTATGTACGGGGCAGAAAAACTTGCCTGAGAACTTGCATACAAGTATATATCTTTTACAACTTCATCTGCCTTATCTTTTGGCGCATTTTCCATAGTTAAAAGTAGTTTCAATACCAAATACTTCGAATATCTATACTTATTTGATTTTGCTTGTATAGTTTTCGCCATAGCAGATACTTCAGTTGTTTTTATCAACTTATATTCTGCCATCATCTTTGCAATATCTTCTGCGTGTTTATCACTATTCTGTTCTGCCAATCTAGCGGATTCTTGAGAAGAGGGAAGTTCTTTAAATCCGTGCCTTTTTAAAATGTAATTTAACGGACCCAAAGATACTTTACCTTGGTTTGCAGATGCGCCTTTAATTTCTCCCTGCCATCCAGTTAATGAAGTCTCTCCACCAAAACTTCTAAACTGAATCTTCTCACTTGTAGCAGCCCCCCATTTAATATACCCATCCATTGCGTCCAAAGTTGTAGTAGTCCCTCTAAAAGATGCTGTTGTAATTTTTTTATCTGTAGGGAAATTTTTTTCAGAAATTTTTGCTGTTCCACTTTCATTTTTCTTCAAAGAAACACCAATAACTTGATTACTTTGAATGTATTCAAACATTTTTTCATTCAAACCCTTTAGCGTCCTTTCTTCAGAGAGGTCTCTAATTGCAGAAGAGTTTGATATCATATAAATGTCTGCTGGACTCCATTTATTAAGATTACCAAAAGCACGTTCTTGTCTGTTTATATCAGTAAATGTTTTTTCTATTGTATTAACTAACTTTGATCCTCTATGAAAAGTAAAGTTTGCTTTTCCGCCATATCTTTTATACAAAGCATTAGCACCTGCGATAGAAGATTCAATCCAATCGTCTGGTAAATCATTTATCAATTTATCAAAACTTTCATCAGTATCTGCTGTTGCAAGTGCCTTCTTAAAATTATCTTTTGTAAGATCTTTATTCGTAATTGGTCTTTTTAAGACATTAAATGCTAAAGCAGCATAAAGGGCTTGGGCAGATTCTGCCATTTTAGTTACAGCAGCTCCTGCACCTGAACCGCCACCAGCACCTTTTTTATAAATTAACTTAATTACAGACTTAGATTTTTTTAGGTCTATTTTTGTTACGGGAAAAGAAGATTCGCTTTTATCAATTTCATTTACAAAGGGAATTCCTCTTTTCTTAAGTTCCTTTGAAATAGAATCTTGCGCTTCTGCTCTTTGCGCCGCAATAATTCTAATTTTATCTACTTTAGGACCTGCCTTTACAACTTTGGTCTGATATTTTTGCAATGCCACATTGACAGCCAGCAAAATTTCAGTATCTGTCATTTTTTATTTTTATTTATGGAGAATAGGGGACTCGAACCCCTCACCCCTGCCGTGCAAAGGCAGTGCTCTACCAAAATGAGCTAATTCCCCGAGTAAAGATATTATAAAACCCCCCAACTAAAAAGTCAAGGGGTTAGAGCAACCTTCCGTGGTTATTTATCAGTCAGTTGGATTTGCCATAATCTTTAGTGCATCTTCTCTCGTATATCCTTGCTCTATTAGTTCTGCAAGAGTAGTATCAAAGATATCAAGTCCTTCTTTAGTTACAAGTCCAACAACATTTTTATTTTTCTTCGTCACCTTATCCATATAAGAAATGCTTTGCTTTTGTTGATCAGCATATCCCTTTCCTGTTGATGGAGAAAGACGCTTATCACCACCTCTTCTTTCTGCAGATGCTGCCTTTCTCATTTCTGGGTCAGCACCCTTTACTGCTTCATCAACTTCTTGAGGAGCATACATTTCAGAATATGCTTCCATCAAACCCTTAAGATTATTGGTATCCATTTTTTACAAATAGTTTTTTATTTATTTATAAAAAAAAAGACCCCTAAGGGTCACTCAACTACTTGACTGATTGCATCATCAAGGTCAGCAATCACTTCACGAATTTCAAAAATGCGAATTGGAGTAGTGTCAATATTATTTGTATATCCTTTTTGTGCTTCAAAGAGAACTTGGCGGACTGCAGCAGCAGAACGCACATCCATTTCAATAGTTACTTTATTCACAGGTCTCCCTCCTTACGATTTTCAGAACGCTCAATACTGAAAGCACCTTCAGGATAACGAGCATTTAGTTTATCAAAATTCATTTGAATAACTTCTTCAATAGAAATATCAAGTCCAAGACACGCTTGAGACACATACCACATAATGTCTCCAAGTTCTCGCTTCAGGTGAAACAAGTTTTCTTGAGTAACTGGTTTGCCTTGGAATACGATCTTCTTTACAATTTCAGTAAATTCACCTGCCTCAGCAGACATTCCTACAGCAGCGGTTAGCATTCGCTCAGTTGGAAAATTATGTTCTCGCAGTTCCATAAGACTGTTGATGAAAGAAACATGGTCTTTACTGGGATTAGAGGTAGTGGTATTAACGAACTCAACGTACTTATTAAGATCAATAGTCATTAGAATTTAAATCCTTCGAATGTTTTCTTTGGTTTCTTTTCTTCATAATCATACTCTTCATCCTTTCCATTGTCAAGGATATCATTCTGAGCAGATTGTTCGCAATCATAAAGACGCATCTTTGCACGATCAATACCAATCACGAAACGCTTATGAATGGTAGGGTCATTATATCGGTTCTTAAGTTGTTTAACAAGAATTTGTCCTAGACCTTCTAAGTCTTCTGTTGAAATTAATGCAAACATCAAGTCAGCTGTTGCAGGAAGACCGAAACTCTCAGAAGTATCAGTCAGTTCCACATCAGAGTTGCTATTATGAGTTAGAACATTATTAGCATAAAAGAGATGATTTCCGGATACTTCAATATCAATCATTTCTCTTTCATCAAGTTCTTCAATTTTTAGAATTTTTTTTAATATCATTTCAACAAAGTTTCAAGAGGATTTGGTAGTGAATTTTCAATTCTTTCTTTTGCTATATTAAAGTAATCTTTATCCTGTTCTATTCCAATAAACTTTCTATCTGTTTTTATAGCAGCAACCCCAGTAGAACCTGAACCCATAGTATTATCTAAAACTAAATCACTTTTATTTGTATAAGTTTTTATAAGATATTCTAAAAGTTCCACTGGTTTTTGTGTTGGATGAATAGAATTTTTACCTATAATATTTGGATAATATAATACATCATTTGGAAATCCAGTAAAAGATTGATATTCTTTTCCTATTTGATTATCTCTTTTTCCAACTGTTCTTCCGGAATTGTAATTTTTATTTACAACTTTTTTTCCAGAACTAACAACTCCTTGTGGATAGTAATTCATTCTACTTTTTAATTGAGATTGATGCCCCCATTTAGATTTACTAAAAACACTAATAGTTTCCACAGATTTCATAGGTCTATTTTTTGCGTGTTGATATAAACTTGGTTTTGTTTTTACCCAATACCAATCATATCTATACATAGCAATATTACTCATTCTTAAATGAGTTGAAAATGGTTCTGAACCAAATAATAAAATAGAACTATTTTCTTTTATTATTCTATTATAATGTTCCCATAAAAAATTAAATGGAATTATAGTATCCCAAGAACAAGCAGTTGTTCCATAAGGTAAATCACATAAAATCATATCAATAGAATTGTCTTCTATTTTTTTCATTTCTTCCAAACAATTACCAAGATATAAAGTATAATTTTCAGAAACTATTTCAAATTCTTCCATCAGTATATCCACAAGAAATAAAACTTTGATAATCCCAAATATCAGCACACATACATTCTACACCATTATTCATCCAAATAACACCTTTTCCATTTTCCCAACCATTTTGTAAGTAAGAACTTACTTCTTCCTTTTTAATAAACTTTCTTTCTTTTATTTTTTTGTTATGTATCCAAGTTCTACCAACAGAAGATTTTGCGATACTATCTCTATGTTGTTTGGTTAGTTTTTTCCCCCTTTTACTTTCAGCAATTTTTTGTTTTGTTTCTTCTGAATGATTTGTATTAAACTTTTTATAAAGACCAAGAGAGTATCTATGTTTTTTAGTTTTTCTCATTTTCTCTTTTGATTGTGAAGAGAAACTTATTCCATAGTTCCAAGGTCTTCCATTTTTAATGTTTTCTTCTATCTGTTCTTGATTTGCTCCGTGATAATGTTTTTCATAATTACAAGTTTCATATCTCATATTATATCCGCACCCATCCATATAATGAGATTTATATTTACGGATATAATGATCTTCTTTCATTCTTGCTTCACTTTCATCAACTTCCTCTACTACTTCAATAGTAAAATTTCTTTTACCATATTCAATAATAGCATCAGACAAAAGTTTATTACCTTCGTGCCTTCCAAGAGTAATATGTTCTTGTAATCTTCTATCCAATTCATTTTTAGTCAATCCAACATAATACATATGCGGATTGACTGCTGTATTGGTAATTAGATAAATCTTTACTTTCATATCAGTAAGTTATACTACTATTATTTATAAGAAGTATAACTTACACACACTATTCCTTTACATAAAGACACATTCCTTCTTCAAGACCCCCTTTGATATTCAGTTCCCCATTTTCAGTTGGGAACAAGTGCTCTTCACTACAAATAATTTCTTTACCATCCTCCAAAGTAATCTTATAAGATTTCTTTTTAGTTTTAGGAAAGACATTCAATACTTCATTATAACCAGTATTAGAAAGCACTAAATCTCCAACTTGAATATTAGAAATATCTTTCAGTCCTTGCGGTGCTTGAACTTGTGTTTTCAAGTCCAAGCAATATCCAGAACGAGTTGTCTGAGTGGCACTTACGATAGGAACATTAAATTCCACAGCAAGACCACGAAGTTCTTCTGCGATTGCCTTAACAAAGGTATAGGAATTGATATTACTATTACCTTTGTACCTTGAAGAAGCACAGATGTTCAGATAATCGATAAAGATAATATCTGGATGGAATGACTTCTTCAATGCAAGTTCATTGAGAAGAGACTTGAAGTGTCCAGAGTGTGCTGAAGCAGTTGGATACTCTTTGATAATCAGAGTACCTTGAGTTTTCTTTGCAAGATTAGTGACCTTATTCTCAAACATTTGCTTTGGAAGATCTACAATATCTTGAATCGGAACATTCAATAGGTTTGCGTCAATTCTTTCAGCAATGCGTTCTTCTGCCATTTCCAACGTAATGTACAGAACGTTCCGTCCTTGGAGCAAGACGGAGCTAGCCACATGGCACATGAATAGAGATTTCCCGACACCCGTACCAGCAA